ATAAAAACTCGTATATAAATTATTGATATATAGATGATTTATCTATATTTATTTGGAACTTGTTTTCATTTTATATATGTCTTTATGATTATTGATAAATAACTTAAATTTAGATTTTAACGAACACGTTCTACATGAATCATTGGTGTTTCCTACTAATAGTTTGTGCTTATCGACTAAAATATCAAAAGAAGACTGTTTGGTAATGGTATCATGCATGCATCCACAAGGTGAATTAAAATTGGAGCAATGTATATTGCTTAGCAGAGATAAGCAATATTATAAAGCATATAATGACAATACAGCAGATGTGGATTCCGTTTTTAAATACAGTAATTTGTTGTTGCCCAATTTTATTAGAACCGATAATTTAGTTGTTAATAATAAATGTTTTAGTCTATATAAGAATGAACACTTCGATGTTAAAGAAGTATGGAATGAGATTATACGTCAGGAACTTAAATCCAAACATAAAAACAGGTATATAGGTGAAACTTATTCATCTGGGAAAAATGGTATTTCCACACAGTGTATATACTTTAATATGGAAGATCCCAATCATTCATTAGAGGAGTCAGATGGTTTGTTATTTATATCAAGAGATTTATGTAACAAGTTCTCCATAGAAGGTCCATTTGAATTCTGGAATAATAAAAAGGTATCTCTTCCATATAAAAACCCAACAAATACAAAGTATTCATTTTTGCCAACATCTATTGATCCTAATACACTTGTGGAATTAAGAAAAAAAGGGAACTTAGTATTTTATGAAAACTATTAGGATTCGATTATACCATTGATGTTTTTACACTATGTCTAACTAATAATACTTCGACGTTCACCCTCAACAAGTGAACGCCGAAATTATTATTAACCAATCGCATTCATACCATCTATCAAATCCTGATAGGTTGCAACTTTATGATACTTTACATTGGCGGTGGAAATGGAGTTGAATAATTTTTCCGCACAATCAATTTTGGCTCGCTCAATAGCGGATAAGTCCATTGACGACATTGAACCTTTCGTTTCGGCCACGAAGAAGATGTGCTTCACGTCATTCTTTTTCATGGCGATTGCCCAGTCGGGAGCGTAGTTGCCTACGGGTGTCGGGATTTGGAAGGTGCGTGGCAGTTTGGCATATACCACCACTTCGCTGGCTTCGTCAAGGTCGTGGGCAAATTGGCGTTCGCCCTTGCTGTCGCTGAATACATAATCAGTGATATGTTTCTTTGCTTCGTAGGCTCTATCAAAGTCCATCTTGCTCTTGACAGTGAAGATGTCGCTATCGTACTTACCTTCAGTGATATTGTAGTGGATGGCCTCTACAATCATCGTTGATTTCTGCTCCTTGATAATGCTTATTACCTTACGGATAAACTCTTCGGGATTATTTTTGAACAAGTAGAGCTTACTTTGCTTAATGCCTTGTAGAATCTTCACGACCGTACGGCGAGTGAGGTTTGAACCTTTGGCAATATCGCCTACAAGGTCGTATTTGACGGTTGAGGTACAAACATCGGTAAGTTCACGGGATTGTGAACTAGTATTTCCAAATTCAGTTACTTGGCTCTCATCCTGCGTACCCTCTACCATTACATAGCGAAGCTGCTTAACCTCCAAGTCCTTATTGATGTATAGAATTGCCTTATCAATAAGTTCGTTACTATCGTAACTTACCTGATAGACATATTGATGGTTAATTTCATTCCACAAGGCTTGGAACTCGGCTTTATCGAAGTTCTCGTTCAACTTATTAACGGGTGTAGTGGTCTTTTCCTCAACCACCATATCATCCAATGCCTTCGGATCGAATATAGAGTTGATAAGTCGGGTAACACCCTCTGCTATCGGCTGCAACTTCTGAGGTAATGGAGCAACTGTACCATTAGCTACAGCCTCACGATATTCGGGAGTGATATTCTTTTGGTCGTCAATATAGCCGTTGTCCTCCAAGTAGATGATGATACGGCTTGCTTCGGTTTCGCTGATGGTGTGTACCTCTTCTCCAATCTTGATTTGTTTGCCTGTAAAATAGGTAACGGTTGCTTTGGCTGCTCGTTCACGCAACACCTCGCGAGTTTCACGCTGCAAGGCTGTAGTAAAGTCGGCATAGCTTTCATTGGCTATCACCGTTAGTTTGTTTACTTCGTGTACATCTTCACCCAATAGCTCGGCATCCATTCGGGTACCGTGCTTATCCACACAGATTCGCAAACCACGCCCTACCTCTTGGCGTTTGGCAGTAGTTGAATTACTATGGCGAAGTGTACAGATTTGGAATACATTTGGGTTATCCCAACCCTCACGCAAAGCAGAGTGAGAGAATATAAAGCGTGTAGGCTCCTCAAAACTCAACAAGCGTTCCTTATTCTTCAAGATTAGTTCGTAGGCAGAAATATCATCAGATAGTCCTGTTTTCTTCTCGACCTTTCCGTCAATGATTCGGTTTGTTTTCTTGTCTATGGAGAAGTAACCACGATGTACATCTTGCGGATAGAATCGGCGAAGGTATTCATTGTAGTCCTCATCCCAAATATGAAACTCGTTGCTTACAAGGCGAGAGTATTCCTCCTCAAACATCTTTTGGAAGATACCCTTTACCTCGTTGCCCTCTTCATCGTAGCTCTTGTATTTAGCAACCTCATCAATAAAAAACAACGATAGACACTTGATACCACGCTTGAACAATTGGCGCTCCTTTTCAAAGTGCGACATAATGGTTTCACGTATTTGCACACGCTGCATATTCAGTTCGTTGGTATCGCCAATGACCTCTCCTCGGCATATGGTTGTACCATTTAGGAAAGTTACATAACCGTTCACATTGATTTCCGAAACGGTAAAACCGTCGTATTGTGCCAAGCCCGATTCCTCATGCAAACTATCTCCTACACCAAAAGTCTTTATCTTGCGAACTATAGTGCCTGATGCTGTTTTGGTCTCTATCTCTATGCGTGCCATCGGTGGTTGCTTGGGAGAGAGTACAATGTTATCTAAGTAGAGATAACTGCTCGTTCCTCGCAGGTTCTTTACCTCAAAGCCTTTCACATGAATACGCTTCACCAACTTTTGACGATAGGCATCGAGTGCATCCAACGCATAAATGGTATCGTGCTTGGTCTTGTGTGTCGCCGAGTAGTTAAGAACAAACAACGGATTAAATCGCTTGATACCTGCTTGTGTGGCATCACCCTCCATCTTCTGCGGTTCGTCCATAATGATAATTGGATGATTGGCGGCAATTACATCAATCGGTCGGCGACTACCGAATTCATCACGTTTAGAATAAATTATACGGCTCTCCTTGCTCTTGCCACCCTCCTTCATTGAGGCGGCAAAGGCTTGAGTATTGATAATCATTGTGCTCAATCCCGAATCGGAAGAGAAACTATCGAGCTGTTGCAGGTTACTGCTATTATAGATAAACCAACGGGCCTTTTTGCCGTAGTACTCCATAAAGTGCTCTTCCAGCATCTTGAAACTCTTGGCTACACCTTCACGAATGGCAATGCTTGGCACTACTATGATAAACTTACTCCAACCATACTGCTTGTTCAGTTCAAACATTGTCTTAATATAGACGTATGTCTTACCTGTACCCGTCTCCATTTCAATATCAAGGTTTACTGCACCTACACCTTTGGAAAGTGTAGCAGATGGAGTTATATCATACAAATTCTGTATAGCATTGATATTCTTGAGCAGTGTTCTCCCGTCTAACTCTATATGATGGTTGCGGAAGCCTGTTTCACCTTCAAAGTCTATTTGCTGTTGAGTGCGTTTACCTAAATCACGGCGATACTCTGCCACTCTGTGCGATGGCTGTCCGGTAAAGACTGATACAGTATTTTCTACTGCATCGGTCTGATATTGCTGAATCTTAAACTTGAACTTCATAAAACCTCCGTTTAGATAATTCTGCAATTAGTATCGGGTGAATAGTGCTTGAAAATCTGCTCAAAGTTGTCAATCACATTGTCATTGGCTGCTGAGGCATCACGCATGACAAAGTAGATAGGTTGCAACTTGGCAATTTCAGTAATTGTCGATTCATTTACATCGCGGTCGAAGCAAGCCACAAGGTAGTTGTCATCTACAAAATGAACCTTCTTACCTGCAATCTGCTTGCTCTCAATCTTTGCCGACAATTCTATACCGAGGTCAAGCATTACTTGGAAGAGCAAATCCTCGTTGGTGCGGTCTGCCTTTACATTCTCATTAAAGAGTGATTGTAACTCAAACTCCTGTGGAGTGTAATAGACATCTTCCATATTTGAGGAGTCGAGTTTTAATACTCTAAATCCGATATCTAATTTCTCATTCCTAACTCCTAATTCCTCATTTATTTTACGCCCTGCTCTGCGAATACGCTCTTTGCCTATCTCGCAGATATTCTTATACCCTGCCTTGTAAGCTTCGCTCTTTTCATCCGTCTTCTCTGGCAATTGCACCATGATGAATTTACGATTACCACCATCTTCAGCATTGAGTTTCATCACTGCGTGAGCGGTGGTAGCGGAGCCAGAGAAGAAGTCTAAACAAATATCTTCTTTTGCTGTAAAAACACGTGTAAAATAGTAAACTAAAGACTCTGGCTTGACATTTTCGAAGACACGATTCCCATCAAACAAATCTTGGACATCTTGAGTACCCTTATTATACATACTTATAATGTCCTTAGGTAATAAACTTGACGGGCATCCTAAACCATCTCCGAAATATTTCTTTATGAAAATATTCCATTTCGCAGGTAACCCATTCTCATCAACCAAGGAACTTGAGCTTGTAGTCTTCTTGAATAGTACTAAATTGTTTATTTTTGCTTCCTCAAATGTCTCGGAAACAAATCTATAAATATATCCTGCTCTTGGTTTGACCTTTGTCCCATCAGGACAAGTTATCCAATATTTTTGATTTTCGTTTGTTGAAGAATTTTTGAAAACAAACTCCTTTGATCTAAAAATTCCCTTTTCATCTTTTTCGTTATACATTTTCTGCGCACCTTCAGAAAGAGGTGCCCAAAGTATCGGAATATTATCTATGTTTTTTGCATAGACAAAGATGTATTCATGTGTTTTACTAACATGTTTTGGTCTAATTCCGCCAGCGGTAGAACAATTCCACACAAAAGTAGATATTCTGTTTCTGCTTCCATATATCTCATCGCATATTGCTTTTATATGTTCTTGCTCACAATCATCAATACTTATTAGAATTACTCCATCTTCCATCAATAAATCCCTAGCAACTTTCAAGCGTGGATATATCATATTCAACCAATCGGTATGGAAACGACCGTTTGCTGCGGTATTTCGTTCAAAATTTGACAAAGTTTGATTTCCGTCTTCATCCCAGAAACCATTTCTTTCTTCTTCTATATTTTTATTAACATCAAACTCGTCATAGTACATAAAGTCATTACCCGTGTTGTAAGGTGGGTCAATATAAATCATCTTCACCTTTCCGAGATATGTTTCACGTAGCACCTTCAATACATCGAGGTTGTCACCCTCAATGTAGAGGTTCTGTGTATTATCAAAATCCACACTCTCCTCACGGCAAGGACGAAGTGTCATTGTTGTAGGTGTATTTGCCAAGCGGACAGCAGCACGTTTGTCCGGCCAAGTGAACTGATAGCGTTCCTCTCCTTCAGTAATGACTTCGTTGGATAACTCTGCTTGCAACTTCTCAAAGTCGATAGCCAATTCAGGCTTACCATCTTTACCCAAGCGCTCCGTTACGCAGTTAGGAAACAGTTGGGCAATCTTCTGTGTATTTGAGCCGATCACATCATGGCTCTGCATTTTCAGCTTCTCCATTATATCTGACTTTTTAATTTCTTAATCTGTTCAAAGTATTCTCGCTTACGGCGCGGTTGCTTTTCGTTTGCCATTTTGCGTTCAAGCGTGGCTATCTGAGCAAGCAACTTCGCCCGTTGATCGTTGTTGGCTATCTGCTCGGCAAGTGTATTGCCTTCCTCCACATCAATCTGCCCGATATGAGTCACAATGTTTTCCCAAACGGTATCGAGATTCAATCCCGATAATGGGAGTGCAGCTTCGTTCGTAGGTTGCCAAGCCGATGAAATAAGTTTGGTGTGGTATATGGCAAATTGTGTCTGCTCCTCATATTGCAGAGCCAACACCATCTTTTGCGGAATGAGTTTCGTTAGCAAAGCGATATTCTTCGTGTCATACTCCTTGCGTTTCATCTGTACAGCAAGCAGATAAAACTCTTTTATCTCTGCTCCTTCGCTCAGTGCCGGAACGGTAGCCGATGAAACTACCGCCACAATATCTATGCGTGCAATATCTGCATCGAAACTCTCACGCTGTGAGGGCTTCAAGTCAAACTTCGCATAGATTGTTTTCTTTGGAAGTTGCTTTTTGCGTTCTGTGGATATGGGGAGACCGTACATAGTTACTTGATTACCAAAAAGCAGATTAACTCAAAGTCGTCCAGTCCTCGTATCTCCTCGGTAAAGAGTGAGCCTTGGACTCCGCTGAGGAAACTATCAATATCGCTCTCTTCCTTTACATTGATAATTGAGGCTATGGCATCTCCTAGGAGGTCGGAATAGTGCTGCATATTCTTACCGTCACGTGTTATACGGTTGAACTCTCGGCAAATCTCCATATCGGGAGTATCCTTGCCCTTGCACAAGAAACGTAAGCGGTCAAGCAACTCTTTAGGCGAAAGATGATTGACAATGACATCTTTGTCGTCCGAGATATACACCATGTAGAATGGGTGCAGGCGGTTCTTATGGTCAATGTTCACTCCGTTGTTACGGTTCTTCAAGACATAAACTACCCCCGAAGGACTATCTTCGCGGGCAGGAACAACAGCGTGCAATCCGAATGGCGTATGTTCTATGTTCGGGTGCTCTTTAAGGTATGCCAGCAAGTCCATACGGAACTCATTCAATCCCAAATCCATAATAGAGATACCCGTATTCATCTCCTCAATATCTACTACCTCGCTTTGCAAGCGTTTCAGTTGCTCACGGCGATACTCAAGGTCGCCTTTTTCTTCGGGAGAGATAGGGTTATCATCGCCTGTACTTGTGAGTACTGATACTTTCATTCTCGCCTCTACACGCCCTTTGAGGTCGATATATTCATCGAGCGTTACATTTGGCCAATAGTTTACTAACTGAATGACCTTATTACGGCTACCGATACGGTCGATACGTCCGAAGCGTTGAATGATGCGGACAGGGTTCCAATGTATATCGTAGTTGATGAGGTAGTCGCAATCCTGTAAGTTCTGACCTTCCGAAATACAATCGGTGGCAATAAGCACATCGATTTCGTCTTGTATATGCGGATAGATGGTTGCTTTCTCCTTGGATATTGGAGAAAACAATGTAAGTACTTTGTTGAAGTCCAACTTCTCACGCTGAGGAAGTCGCAATGTGCTACGTGCCTCCACATCACCCGAAACAAGGGCTGTATGCAATCCGTGTTTAGCTTTGATAGATTCAGCCAAGCAATCATAAAGGTATTCGGCTGTATCACTAAACGCAGTGAAGATAATCACCTTCTTGTTGCCCTCATTGATAGGATTGGCAAACTTGTGGCGAAGGTCTGCAATAAGCTGTTGTAATTTGCTATCATGTTCGGGAGTAATATCCGCCAACATCAGCAATAGCAGTTTCAGGCTCTCTAAATCTTCTTCCAAATATTTACGCCAAGCGATATGGTCAAGGTCTTGCAGAGCAATCTTTGTCTTCTTGCCTCCAATGAACATATCTGCCTCACGATCATCGTAGTCAAGATTTCGCGATATGTCTTCTAACTCCAATTCAAAGTTTTCGCCCTTCTCAATGGTCGCCAGCTTATCAATGGTAGATGATATGAGATTCTTGATGCGTTCAAGAGTTAAACGGAATGAGTTTACCGAACTCTCCAAACGCTTCAATAAATTAATGCTCATCAGTCGGCGAATACCCTTTTCACGTCCTGCCATACCACGACCGGCAAAGTAACCACCATCACTATCAGTATCTATGTATTTTTCCACTCGACTTGCCAAAATAAAATCCGAGGGTGTGTAAATAGCCAAATTCAATCGGCTGACAATCTCATAAATCTCATTATAGTTGATGGCCGAATCAAGGTCGGTCAAGTCCGGACGGCGAGGAATAGGCGTTAGTCGTGTAGGAAACTTGCCTATGTCGGCAGTATCATAGTATTGTTCGATATGCTTACGACTTCGGGCAATGGTTACACTATCCAATACCTCAAAGAAATCGAAACTCAAACGGTTTAACAACTCTTTGGTTGTGCGTTCCTCTGCCGGAAGTTTTGCCCAAATGTTATACTCTTTCTGTGCCTGGCGGAAAATGTCGTCAATGCTTGATGAGGTATTGAGCAGTTCATCTATTTTTTCACTTTCGCCCTCGTATGCAAGTTGGATTTGATTCTTTAGGTCATTGAAGCGGTTATTGACGGGAGTAGCCGAAAGCATCAGCACTTTGGTCTTTACTCCCGAACGGATAACACGATTCATCAATTGCAGATAACGGTTTTCGCGAGGGTTGTCGTCGTTTTCATCCGTGGTCACCTTACCGCCATTACGGAAGTTGTGGCTCTCATCGATTACCACGAGGTCGTAGTTGCCCCAATTGATGTACGAGAGGTCTTGCCCGTTTGTTTTACCACCTTTGCGAGAAAGGTCGCTATGGAAGAACACATCATAACGCAAGCGGTCTTTGGCTATGGGATTGTTTAGATAGTTACTCTTATAGGTAATCCAGTTGTCATTGAGCTTCTTGGGGCAGAGCACCAACACAGACTTATTGCGGTTCTCGTAATACTTGATAACCGAAAGAGCTGTAAATGTTTTACCCAAACCTACACTATCAGCGAGAATACTGCCGTTGTACTTTTCCAGCTTATTGATGATGGCAAGGCAAGCATCTTTTTGGAAGTTATATAGTTTGTTCCATATCTGGCTTTCCTTAAAGCCTGTTGCCTCATTGGGCAAATCATCCTCGGAGAGGTCATCCAAGAACTCACGGAAGATATTATATAATGTTACAAAATAGAGAAAATCGGGAGCGTTCTCTTTATAGGCATTTGTAATGTTATCTAACACCTTGTCCGTTACCACTTGCATCTTGGCATTGTCGTTCCAAACTTGGTCGAACAATGACAGATATTGTTGTGAGAATGGAGCCGAGAACTTGTTTATCATCGTATAGGCATTGTCGCCACGCTCACAACCCAACTCTACGGTTGTAAACCCTGTAATGGGCATATAGGCTTTATCGTCAATGGTAGCAAAGCCCATCATATTCTCGCCTGTACGATTACTCTTGAAGCACGCCTTTTGGCGTATCCAATCGGCGCACTCTTTGGCAATAGCCTTTTGAGATAGTTCATTGCGGAGTTTGATCTCAAACTCAGAACCATATAGATTGCGTTCACGATTCAGACGAGGAATGTAAAATTCTCGCTTCTGTTTGTTGGCTTTTTCGGTAACGAATGTGGGAGAAGTGAAGATGAAACGCAGCTCATCAATATCCTTGAGTTGTGCTTTCAGCTCTTCAAAAGCGTAAATTGAAAAGCACGAAGCCGCAATAGCCACTTTACTGCCACTGCGTAACTCCGTAACAAAATCACCTTTTAAGGTCTTGTTAATATTATCTATCAGCTCCATACCGTTCCCACATTAAGTAGGTTGGATATCGGGCTTCAGATAACCATAATGTTAATTCTTATTTCTGTTCAGACACAAAAAAGCGTGAAGCCCTGCACTGTCGCTCGCTTCACTTTCTGAGGCTCCTAGGAATTGTTGCCCTTGTCGTCGAAACGAGCAACGCATAAGCCCCACGCCGATATGTATAACACAACCTCTATACCGTTTGTTACCATAAGTATGAATACACGAATGGCTGTTTGGTATTTGAGGTATGTATATAACACACCTACGGGGCATCTACGTTGCTTTGTTTTTGACGACAAATTGAAATTTTCCTAGGATTTCAGAAAGTCAAAACCAAAGCGTAGTAAACGCCTTTTCATATGTCTTGTCCCACCCTCCCGTTCTTCTCCATTGGAGATAGAACTATTGGCGTAGGACTTTGCGATAATTTAGCAAATGAATAGGTGAAAGTTTCTTTTCTCCTACAAAATCGCAATCAATAATCGCAAACTTTGCATGCAAAGTTAAACAAAATATTCTCTTCGGCATATAAAGTAGTGTAACAAAATGCATTTACTCTGTCTTATAATAGCGTTTTATAGATGAATTTCCTCCCGACTTTGGAGGGTAGGATACCAATAGGTCGTTTTGGGACGCCGAAAACATTTCGGGTGCCCCAAAACACAACTTGCTATGTTCGCTTGAACATAAATTTCCAGTGCCTGGAAATTATCCTATTGTAGCCTAAATTTTACTCAAATATCAGCATTGGTGCGTTGGTTATAAAATGTAGATACTAATTGAAAAGTGCACCGTATTTTAATTGAAAAGAGCTCCATCCATACTTGTTACAAAATTACATATAAGTTTAAAATCTTCATTTATCTTGTCTCATTTTTTGTGTTTCTTTGAGCCTATAAGAGAGTCCGGTCATATTTACCAGATAGGCTTTATGTGTAAGCCTGTCGACCATTGCCGCTACAAGCACCTTGTCCTTTATGATTTCATTCCATCTGTTAAAAGCCAAATTAGTAGTAATGATTGTAGCTTTTTTCCCGGCCCTTAAGGACAAGTGGTTAAAAAGCAGTTCTCCTCCTTCCTTGTCACAACTGACATATCCGAATTCATCACAGATAACCAGATCGTATTTTTCAAACCGTAATTGCAACGCCCGCAGTGTCTTTGCGGATTTGGCTTCCCTTATCTGGGTAAGCAAGACAGGGACTGAAGTAAACAATACGGTAAAATCCTGCTGGCAGGCCTTTATTCCTAAAGCCGTAGCAATATGAGTCTTTCCCGTCCCCGGATTTCCATACAGGACTATGTTTCTTCCCTCCCTGATGAAGTCCAGTGTTTCCAATTCAGGCAATATTATCTGTGCCTCTTTGGGCATGTCTTCCATGACAAGTTCATGCAGATACTTCATTTGTGGGAATCCCGCAGATTTTATCCTTGATTTTCTTCTACATTCCCTTCTTCTGACACTTTCCTTTCCAAGCAATTCGGTCAAGAAATGCAAATGGCTCCAGTTTTCTCCGGCTGCCAATGAAAGGGTGTATTCCAGTTCCTCTTTGAAGGCCAGCAGCTTCAGTTCTGTCGCATAGTCATAAATGGTTTCTTTTTCTGATTTCATATATTATAAACTTAAATGGTTGGTATTATATCATGCGCTTCATTGTATCCTGTCATGAGTGCCGTAATGCCTTCAAGCATATCCACGGCTTCTCTTTCTATATTCTCTTGTTGTGCCGGAAGAACAGGCGACTCCATGGATTCTTCCATCTCTTCCTGTGCGTTGCCATGCAACATGGCCTTTACCTGTTCCGGAGATATCTTTCTGACACCACGTCCGGTCAGTTCCCTGCATGCCCTGATGATGTCTGTCCCGGAAAAACCATTTTCCCATGCATAGTCCAGCAGCAGGACGAATGCCCTGTTGTCATTCTTGAAATAGCTGTCATACAGTCTTTTCAGTTCTTCCGGTGCTCTTTGCCAGACCACAGAATGAGGTAATGCACCCGGTTTACGGGAAAGTGTACGCAAGTAGTGCTCCAGCTTGATGCACCAGTCGCCACCACAATAACTGCGTTGGTGCGAGGCCACTTTCTCCTTCCCGTACAGGATGACGATTTTTTCACTGTAGACCTTGACATGTACTTTTTCTCCTACAAGGGAATCAGGTACGGAATAATGAACATTTTTCATGCTGACAGTCGACCACTTGTCCACGATGTACTCATTGACCTCAAAACAGCCAAGGTTGCCGGGAAAAGGCTTCAGCGATGACAAATCAGCCTCCAGACGCGATGATTTCTCCGCTGTTGAAAGACTGCCCTGCTCGTTGTTGACCTGCGTACACATTCGGTTCAAATGCTCCTGGGCGGAACGTATGTCATTGAAATGGTCAGTCAGGCAGAAAGCTTTCCTCCTGACATATTCCACGCTGCGTTCCACATGCCCTTTCTCCCATCCGGCCCGTACATTACAGAAACGGTACTCAAAACAATAGAAACCGGACATCTTCATCAGGGCTTCCGTAGGCTTCTTGTCACCACCGACAAAGCTCTTGACGGCTACACGCATATTGTCATAGACCATCATGGCGGGGACACCATGTATATCCCTGAAGAAGTTGCGGTGGGATTCCATGAAGGCAAGCGTATTCTGATGCCTGAAAAGGTAGGCGTATCTGCCATTGCTATGCCCGAAAGTGAATACGGCCAGATAAAACTTGGTCTTGACACCGTCAATAAAAAGAAGGACTTCACCCCAGTCAAACTCAACAATGCATCCCGGCTCATAGAACAACCGGATAAAGGCTTCGCTCTTTTTCTTCTCTTTGTATGACTCTATATTTTTTATATAACTGCACACTGTGGCATAACTGATGGTATATCCTTTGGATAACAGAAACTGGTGGATATCCTTCTTCAGCATGCGCTGCTTGCGAAGCCCCGTAGCTACCTTAACGGCATTCTTCTTCAGGCAAAACCCGATCTCGTCCTTAATCTCTTGTGTAAGGCGGCGAGGGCGGCGTTTGGAACTGTCATACTTGGGCTGGACGGTAAGCAAATCACTCAAAGCCTCTTCCGGATTATCAGTACGGATGGCTGATTCGTATTCTGAAAGAATATTGTCAACGGTATGACGGCTGACATGAAGTTCACGAGAGATACGCCGTTTGCTATAACCGCATACTCTATACATGTGTATTATTGATTGTCTTTCTACCATAGTCTTCATTTTACCTTTGTATTTGGATGATACAAAGGTCATTATACTTATCCTATGGCGGCGCACTTTTCAATTGGAATATTGGCGCACTTTTCAATTAGTATCTACAGTTAATAAAGTCTAAAATCGTGGTATTCTCCACCGTTTTCCTATATCCATGCCGGTTATACTCCCTGCGGATAGTCTCATAAGACCAGGTGTCGTCATCAAAGCCGAAGCTGTTCTGAAAGTTGCGGATGGCGGTCGAGAGTGGGATTCCGATACTGACATGGGTGTCGAGATAGAGGAAAAGCATCTGCTTGATCCGTCTTTCCACCTTGCTGCCGAACGCCACCACTTCGGTATTCGACATCGCCCATCCGTATCGGTAGAAGTCATCACGGCGTATCTCCACCGCCACGTTGGCGGTATATCGTGCCAGGTTCCGGTATCTGTTCTCGTATCGTCCGGGTTTTGCAAGCCTGGAAAGGAAGTCGTTCTGTAGCTCCTTGTCCGGGGACAGATTGACTATTTCGGTCCAGGTGTCGTCCGGGGCATTGAAATTGTACAGCAGGAATTGCTTGACATAAGGCTTGCAAGGGAGCCAACACACAAATCGGTCTTTCTTTGTCATTTAAAGCATTGATTTTTATACAAATATACAAAGAACTTGCGTAATAATGGCAGGATGAGGGTGAAATTTGATAAGTGGTTGGTATATATACCATTTTTGTGTTACCTCACCATATTGTTAATTTCGGCAGAAGGAGCCGTATATGGTGGGTATTAGAGAAAGAATTGCTACCTATCCGTTGCCTTTTTATGGAAGGGAAAGTTGGTAGAAACAGCATCTTTAATCTCTTGCACATACCCTACAACAGCCACAAAGAACGCTTGTTTTTTCTATCATTGCACTGACAAAGGTAATCATTTTTTCTCGTTGGAAGAAAAATACGGGAATGAGATTAGTTGTCAAGTACTTGTTGCCTTGTTCCGCTATGTTCTACATGCCGTTCATTAACTCTGTAAAATTTATTTTTGCAACCAAAGAAATGAGTTATGAATCAGGCAGATGTAAAGGTGTCGTTCTACCTCAAAAAGAGCGAAGCAGATGCCAAAGGGAACTGCCCCGTAATGGCAAGGTTGAATGTCGGCAAGTACTCCGAGGCGGCATTCAGTGTGAAAATGTCGGTACCACATACGATGTGGCACTCAGGTCGTGCTACGGGTAAGAGTGTCGCAGCACGCGAAATCAATCGTCAGTTAGACGAGATTAGAGCCTCGGCTCTACATATCTATCAAGAACAATCGGCAATACGAGAAGGAGTAACTGCCGAAGATGTCAAGTGCCTGCTTTTGGGTATGGCTTCGGGGCAGCAGACCTTGATGAGTTATTTCCGCACCTTCATTAAGAATTTCGAGAAACGTGTAGGTGTGAATCGTGTCGCAGGTTCTCTTCGTGCTTACAAGTATGCCTATATGCATGTAGAGAAATTCCTCAATGAGAAGTACAAACTGACCGATATTCCCTTTACGGCATTGGATCGTTCGTTTATCGAGAAATATGATCTTCACTTACGAACCGACTGCCATTTGGCTCTTGGTACGATAGTCCATCTTACGACCTCTTTTAGAACCATTATCAATGAAGCCGTAGCAGATGGTATTCTTACATTCAATCCATTCTGGGGTTACGAGCCTGAACGCCCACAGCGTGAACAGAAGTATCTCACGGCAGAGGAACTTGAACTGATGATGACAACACCATTGCATAATGCAAGACTTTACATCGTCAGAGATTTATTCTTGTTCTCCTGCTACACCGGAATATCTTATGGAGATATGTGTATGTTGACCAAAGAGGATTTGGTTACGGATGAGAACGGCACGCTCTGGATACGGACCTCCCGTAAAAAGACCAAGGTCGAGTATGAGGTTCCGCTCCTTGAGGTTCCCTTACATATACTTAATAAGTATCGTGATGTAGAGCCTAATGGAAAGCTGTTGCCCATGTATTGTAATTCCGATGTGAATCTTTCCCTGAAAAAGATTGCTGCAATATGCGGTATCGAGCGAAGAATAGTCTTTCATGCCGCCAGACATACATACGCTACAGAGATTACTCTCTCGCATGGTGTACCATTGGAAACGGTCAGCAAGATGCTGGGACATACACGGGTGGATACCACTCAGATTTATGCCAAAGTAACCGATGAAAAGATTGATGCCGACACTAAAAGGCTCGACAGCAAGATTAGTGAACGCTTTACAATCGCCATTTGACAACCATTAAAACGACTATATATGAAAGCAGACAAGAATACAGAGAATCAGAACACGAAGCGTCGCAGCACCTTCGCCATATTGTTCTACATCAACCGCACGAAAGTACGCAAGGATGGTATGTGCCAACTATTGTGCAAAGTCAGTATTGATGCTGAATGGGAACAAATCGGTACGAAAGTATCAGTGAATCCTGCCATCTGGAATCCCGATAAGGGTCGTGCCGATGGTCGCAGTGAGAATGCTGTAACGGTAAACAGAGCCATTGACGAACTTACCAAGGAGATTACGGGACACTACAATCATATCAAGAAGAGTTTAGGCTTTGTTACCGCAGAACTTGTCAAGAACGCAGTCAAGGGTATCGGGCAAAAGCCTGTAACATTGCTCGCCCTCTTCCGTGAGCATAACGAGGAGTTCAAGAAGCGTGTTGGTGTGGATAGAATCAAGGAAACCTACGACTGTTACCAACGCTCATACAAGCACCTTGCGGCGTTTATTCAGGAGAAACGGGGTGTAGAAGATGTCACATTGCGAAGCCTTGACAAGGTGTTCTATGACGACTTTGAGATATTCCTGCAAAGCGATTGCCGTCTAAGCCCCAAGACGGTACACGAACATTTGTATAGGTTGAAAAAGATGACAATGCGAGCCGTCAGTCAAGGCACTTTGCGTAGAGATCCTTACTGCCGTCTGCATCCACCGTTGCCCAAACGCAAGAGCCGACATATGAAGTTGGAAGATCTAAAAACTTTGATGTCAACGCAGATTGACAAGCCAAACCTGCAACGAGTTCGCGACTGGTTCATCTTCTCAACCTTTACAGGGTTGGCATATGCCGACTTGAAGCGGTTGTCCGTAAATGATATAACACAGGCAGAGGATGGCAGCTGGTGGATACATATCAAGCGTCAGAAAACGGATACGCTGTCATCTATCCGCTTGTTGGATGTACCACTACGCATTATCGAAAAGTACAAGCATGAGCGTCAGGGCGATAAGGTATTCAACCTCTATTGTCGTGAGTATCTCATTAAATTGACAGGAGAATTAGGTAAAGAGTATGGTTTTAATCTGACATTCCACAAAGCTCGTCATAATTTCGGAACTCACATGACTTTATCGCTGGGCGTACCTATTGAGACGGTAAGTAAGATGATGGGACATACCTCCATCACCACCACACAGATTTATGCCCATGTTACGGATAAGAAGGTTGATGAGGATATGAAACGCTTGCGTGAGGTTACAGCAGACAAGAAGATAGAACTCGCAGATGAGGGACTGAAGTTTGAGAGATGTATCAAATGGAAACGAACAACAACAGTATAAAAACAATAGCAACGACCTCAATTGGGGTCGTTGCTATTGTTTAGGGTCATACCCATCGCTGTTCCTCTACACAGCGTTTATGGGAATCATTGAGAATCTTTTCAATCTCTGACTCCTTGTAAAGAGCCTTGCCCTGAACAAGGTAGTAAGGTATTGCACCTGCCGAGCGATACTCCTGCAATGTGCGGCGACTCACTCTGAGTATCTTGGAGAGTTCCTCATCAGTCAGGAACCTCTCATTGTTCAATGTAGGTTGTACCAGAGTCTCCGTCTTTTGAAGAATCTTGTTTACCCGTCTCAGACGCTCAAGTATCTCCGCGATATGCGGGTCGGTCTTGTCTGTAAAAAAGCTGCTCATAATCTCTTCTTTTTAATGGGGTGATAAGTGCTGTCAATGAATCTCTGAATATCCTCGGGTTTGTAGAATATCTTGTGCTTTATGCGTGCAAACGGTATCAAGCCCTTCTCTCGGTACACTTGCAGTGTTCGTTTCGAGATGCGGAGTATCTGACACACATCCTGGTTATCCATCCAGTTCTTTAGGCCAAGATCCTGATTAGGTCTGCATAGTCTGTTCACTCTATCCTCAAACTCGTTGAAGTGGCTGCATATCTCATCAAATGCCTTCTTATCTATACATACGATTTCCATATTCCATACTTGTTATGAGGTTAGACATTGGGCTTATTTCTCATACTTGCCGGAAGTGGCAAGCCCTTCTGCTCGAAGAAGTCCTTGACCTCGGAAGCCTTGTAGTATGTGCGTCCGTCTATCATATAGTAGCGGATAAGTTTCTTCTGGCGGTAGCGTGCAAGGGTACGGTGAGTCACGCCAAGCAGTTTGCTCAGGTCGTAGTTATCCAGCAATGTGTCGCCATCGAGACACTCCTTCATCTTGTTCTGTCGCTCCAGCATCTTCTCAATCTTATCGAAGCGTTCCATCAGTTGGATGAACATCTTGTGGGCGGTTTCACTATTTATCTGTAACATTGTATAATCTGTTTAAGTGTAAATAATCGGGTTACTACACCGTGTTGCGCAACAGGTTATACTTATTAAATGGCATCCTGCGTGCCAATGACATGGAATGACACAAAAAGACACCGATACATCATTGTGTATCAGTGAAATAAAAATTTTAAGCGTAAAAATTGGGACTTTTTAGAGTATTGCAAAATGCAACACTTTTTCGCAACCTGCTATTGCAAAATGCAAGAGTTGCGATAGATGATGCGTGTTATCCCGTTGGAGAATGAGGTGGTTTTATGAATGTTCCAACGACTTGGGGTAAGGTCATCGAATACGGGAGTTCCCTTACCTGCAATGATTGGCAGGATATAGACAACCATCTCATCAATGAGATTGTAACGGGATAGTCCTCGCAGAAGCTCTATGCTATCCTTGTCGGATATTTCAGCTATGTATGTATCGGATTGGTTCTTGTCGGAGTGTTTCTCGGCAAGCAGGTCGAGCAAAGGATAGTGTGGCGTCAGGCGATAGACACTCTGCTCGTGCCAATATGGAAAGCCTTTGGCATCATTCATTACCCACTGCATTAAGCTCTCGTCAGCTTTCGGAAGAAAGCCGTCCATTGTCATCGCTGCTATGATCTGAATCTTTGCCATATCGTTACCTCCGTTCAAAAAAGAAGCGTGGTCATCACGCATCCGAACAGAGGCTCTGGCATGGGCCTATGGTGATATACGCAATGCCACGCTATGCCATGGGCATAGCATAAGCATACGCAATTTATCACCATTACATCAACTGCCAGATTTCTGTTCGGGATTCTTGCGAACTTATGTTATGTAAACGGACAGAGACCACTAATGTTCTGTCACGATATTTCAATTTTACGGCTCAAAGATACAACTTTTTGCCGATACGCGGTTCATGTTGCCCCCACAATCATCATTTTATGCCGTACTTTTTCATCTTACGGTATAGTGTAGATGAGTCAACATTGAGCATTTGAGCCGCTTTTGTCTTGATGCCACCACATGACTGCAAGGCTCTGATGATGCTCTGTTTCTCCAGTTCCTCATCCTTTAACGGAAGCAGAGGAGCCTCCGAAGCATCTGTTTGTATTGCAGGAGTGATGTTCAAATCCGTATAGTCAATGAGCGTATCTTTAGCCATCAATACCGCTCGTCTAATCTTGTTCTGCAACTCCCTGATGTTACCTGACCAGGAGTGTGAGAGCAACAACCGTTCCGCTTCAGCTGTGAAGCCCGTTCTTTTCCTATGAAGCTCCGCCGAATATTTCTCGCGGAAGAAGTTGGCAAGCGGGAGTATATCTTCGGGGCACTCACATAGTGACGGTTGGTGTATCTCAAACTCACCTAAACGGTGATACAGGTCCTCACGGAAACGACCGTCTGAAATAGCCTTCTCCATATTCTCGTTGGTGGCGGCAACGATACGCACATCCGCCACACGTTCCCTGCTTGAGCCGACAGGCATGAATGTTCCCTCCTGCAATACACGAAGCAATGAGGATTGCATATCAAATGGCAAAGTGCCTATCTCATCAAGGAATAGCGTACCACCTTTGGCGGCATCGAAGTAACCTCCCTTATCAGTGTCTGCACCCGTAAATGCTCCTTTCGTATGTCCGAAGAACATCGAGGCGGCAAGTTCGCGAGGTATCGCTCCGCAGTTCACCGCCACGAAGGGCATATCCTTGCGTGTGCTGTGGAAGTGTATGCTTCGGGCGATGGACTCCTTACCCGTACCATTGGCTCCGAGTATCAATACCGTTATGTCCGATGTGGCAACGATTTCGGCAAGATGCTCTGCCTCCCTTGCCTTTGTACTTATACGCTTGAATAGTTCCTTCTCCTTGCTGCGCATCGTTGCTATGGGCTTCAGCAGTTCCTTGACCATCTCCACCAGTTGCTCGTGATATACAGGCTTGGAGAGATAATCTTTTGCACCCATCTTGATAGCCTTGACAGCATCGGTAATGGAGGCATACTCGGTCATTATCACAAATGGGATATCCATCTTCTCCTTGCCAATCCATTCAAGGAGGTGTATGCCGTCGCCTTGTGGCAGACGCACATCGGAGAGTATCAGGTCGAACCGTTCCTTGCGTAGTAACTTATGGGCAAAGGGCTCATTCATAGCCGTAGTCACTGAATATCCTTCACGCTCCAGCCAGTCTTTCTGTATATGAGAGAGGGCTATATTATCCTCTACTATCAGTATTCGTTTCTTCATCGGCTATTCTCTCTATCTCTTTACGGGCATCCTCCATTAGACGCTCTATGTGGGTTATAATCTGTCCTGTATGTACCAATAATGCATGAATATCATTATCCTGTTCCTTCAATGCCTTGCGGTATGCAAGGAGTGTGTTCTCCATTGAGAGCATCTCCCACATTGGCATCATACGATGTACGACATTACGCATGGACTCCACCTTCTCTGTTGTCATCGCAATCTTCAAATCCGTCATATCCTTCTCACAGCTCTCAAGCAGTAATCTCAATACCTTCCTTTTGTCTGTAACCTCAGCAAGCAGTCCGGAGAAATCAGCACTTTCGTTCTGTTCCCTCTCCATGACTACGGAGGCGAGGTGTTGTAGCAGGTCTACCATGGAGAACGGCTTGAAGATACAACCGTCAAAGCCAGCATCCAGCAGAGCCTGTCTGTCGCCATCCTCTCTGGCGGTCATCGCCACCACCGGGACGGTTCGGGAATTGCCTATGCGTGATTTACGCAACAATTCCAAGACTCTGTAACCATTGGTGTCGGGCATCTGAATGTCGGTCAGCACAAGGTCGAAGTCCTTATTTCTCATCTCCTCAAAGAGTTCTTTGGCATTGATGCAGGTCTTGCACGAGACCCCGTTACGCTCCAGCATCTCCTTGATTACCTCCAACTGCAAAGCATCATCGTCAATGGCGATTACGCAACCAGGCAGGTGATGCGAGATATCAGCCACTACCGTTTCCTCTTCCACACTCTCATCGGTTACAGGCAGAGGCAATTTAACAGTGAAGATCGTTCCTGCACCTTGCTTGCTCTCCACCTCAATCGTTCCACCAAGCAGAGTGACAAGACCTTTGGTGATAGGCAGACCAAGACCGTAACCATCGGCATTATTCTCATTTGTAGTACGCTCGAAGGGTACATATATGCGTTTCATCATATCTTCGGAGATGCCGACTCCCGTATCGCTTACCTTCATTGTCAGCCAGCCATTATCATACGAAGCCTTGAAACATACATTTCCCTCGGATGTGAATTTGACGGCATTGGTAATGAGATTGTTGATTATACGCCCCATTTTGTCCTTATCGCCCTTTACCGTAACATTTGTATTGGTGTAGCGATGTTTGAATTGCAGACCTTTCTCCTTTATCATGTGTGATACACTATCGGCAATTCTCTCCAACGACTCGGACAGGTGGAACGGGACGGGATTCGGCGTCTCCTTGGCTTCATCCAGACGATAGACATCAAGGAGGTTATTTACAAGGTGCAGGACATGCTTGCATAGAATGGTAATGTTCCTGAGTTTGTGGTTGCGTCTCTTCTTGTCCCTCATATCCATAGCCAGCTCTGCGTTACCGCTGATACCGTTGAGCGGGCCACGAATATCGTGTGATATGGTCATGATAATCTTGTTACGCATTTCAAGTAACTCAGCATTCTTGCGGTTACTTGCCTCCAATTTGCGACGACCACGCTCTTTACGCCCGTAGTCACGCATAATGACGATGTATGAGAGCAGCAGAGCAAGGAAGATGAAGGCTGTTATGCCACCCAGCCATACTTTTGTCCGTTCACGGGTTTTGATGATCTGTTCTTCACGCTCTTGAAGGTCGGCTGTAACACGCTCATCCAATACCGTGATGAAATTTTTCAGTTTCAGGTTGATGTTGAGATTACGCTGTGCCAGACTGTCTGCCGTTTCCGATAATCTCCGGCTCTGCTCGGATTGTTTCCTGATGACATCCCTATTGAGGGTGTAAAGTTTCGTAGAAGTTGTGGATTGAGGCGGAGTCTTCTCCTTTTTCTTGAATAGTCCCAAGAAACCGCCTTTCTTCTTAGGTGGCTCCTGTGTACTCTCATAAGCGATGACGGGGACACGCTCGGCAAGTTCTTCGCCGAGTTCCACTTGTTGTTCAAACAACTGGGAAATATTGAATAGTTGGATTTCTTTCTCTGCCATCAGATGCCGCAGACTATCTATTCGTTCACCCGAATAGAAGTTCTTGAACTCGCAGAGAATGCTGTCGACCTTTAACCTCTTGACACGATAGAGTGCGGTGTCTGCCTCCTCCCATTCAAGGATTGTCTCACCGAACATCGTAAGGTCGAGCATATGCACGTATGCCTCGTGTACACTTTGCCGGAGTTCGTGAATCTCTTTCACTTCACGCTCCAACAATACCATTTGCCGCCACTCGTGCAGGTACGTATATACGATACCACCAATTAGGGCGACAATAATAGTATAGCCTATGGCTAACTTCCTTTGAATCTTCATTGCGTCCTATGTTAAGAATCGGGTTAGTCCGATCTGTTTATCATATATGCCTTGGCCACAAAATTACTAATAATGCTAAAAATCTATATAGCTTTATTATTTTTTAATAACATCTTAAGGGCATTTTAATAGATAGAACGCTAAAATTTGTGACGATATTGTAACAAAATGGGGCGATAGCATAAAAAAAGCCATCATATCTGTGTGAATATGACAGCTATCTGTTGACTATACCATTATCGGATTGACCTTCATTGTTGCGAGGTTAAGATAAAGCCCGTGATGCTCTATCATACCATGTCGGAACATCTTCCAGAGGATATTGCAGCCAAGTTGAGCCAATGTGGAGTTGATGAACAAGTCCTGCTTCTCCAATGCCTCGGCAAGTGAACAGCTCGGACCGGAGTCCTCTTCCTTGATTCGGGCATACTTCACAAGTTTGGTAATGACCTTTAATGACGGTACGGTCTGGTAAATTTGTGAGGTGGGTTGCTTTATCTTCTTTGGGATACTGCCCAATACGACCTGTCCCGATGTTTGCGTATTGCCGAAGTCAAGCCAATACAGAGGTGTCTGATAGTTTGTATAATTGTACTGCGGCAATGCTTTGAGTACATTCCAGAGGTCTATTCTCGACTTTATATTGTCCGTACAGGTGATAGTGATATTGGCAAGATGTTCCTGTCGAGCATCTTTCATATTGGAGGGATAGAATGCCGGCACAGCCTTCCAGTCATTCCCGAAGAAGTTGTTGATGCGTGTTATCAGGCAATTCGCCTTATTCAGTCCCAAGTCGGAATACCCGAAGAGTTGTCGTCCTATGTTGGCTTCGGTAACAATGTCGGGATCGTATAGTGTTACGAATAGTCCCGGATGTCCGAGGGCACGAAGTGTTACATCCAATCGTGCAAGGTTTGTCAATACTTGCGAGCCTGTACCTCCACCACCTATAAGGTTTACCGTTACGGGGTGTTGTGGTACGAGCAGATAGCTGTCGGTATAATGAACTCTTTTCATCGTAGTATATCTTTAAGTTTCAAATTCTTTAGAGGCTTTAACTCTTCGAGGTTGAATGGAGCATCCTTTGCTGCCTTTGTTACCAGTACAAGGTTGCTCTTTGTGGGATTTCCGTTACCTCCGAGGTGTGAGAACTCCGTGAGCCAAAACTTCTTCTCCCAGTACTCAAGTAATTTGTCGTAGGTAATCTCTGTCGGCTTGTCAATCTTTGCCGAGCCGAGACAGACGCTTGACCCCGTGACATTGAAGAACGGAGCAGCGTAGAGTTCCGTTTCAGGCTTCAGCTCCTTGTCTATGTATGCATAGATATTCATACGCTCATCGCGCACCTCATAGATGACACCGGGCAGGTTGTACTCGGCATTCTCAATATGTAGCGACTCCTTGAAGAACATCATACGCTTTTGTGGCGGGTTGTACCAGATATATTTCTCGTAGCCCTTACGAGTATCACTCCATAGCATATTTGTTGGGATGCGACCATGCGGTGTGCTGCTGTGTCTTTCGGAATATCCCTTGATGAGTTCGTTGATGAAGTCTACTGTTACGGGACGGCCTTCGCTCATGGTTCCCTCATTGTCTATGCTCCTTACTTCAAGGAAGTATGTATCTCCTCCATCTGTGGAGTATGCTATCAATGCCGCACGTGGGTGCAGCATCGTATTTATCTGCTTGGTAAGTTTGTTGGTATCCATAATCTTATCTTATATAATTGATGAATTGGTCCGCCCATTTGAAGAACCTTTCGGGATAGGTATCTTCCAATGAGAACGGCTTTTCTGTATGAGGTGTAACCTCGAATGTAGAAATCGGAATAATGTCGTAAGAGTTATATAGATTTTGCGTGAGATGATCTTCAAGATAATCAGTCAACATATCGAAATCATATACAACCCTTATTTGCTGTTCCAAGCCTACGGGAAGGACATCAGGCTCTTCATCATAGAAAGGATCGTATGCGTAATACATAATTGACTTATTAGGTGTAATGAACTCCAATCCTTTCCTCATCAACTCTATCAAACCTTGCTCAAAGCCATTTTTGCAGTCATAATCTTCAATGGCTCTCGGCAGGTTCTTGTAGTAGGACTTGCGCCATACCCTATCGAGGAGATTGTACGCCTTTCCACCTTTCTTATAAGAGCGTATCAGCCGTTCTCTTTTCTTACGTTCTTCCGGTTCTTCATCTTCCGGAGGATCGGATATCCATTCCAAAATGCAATCAACATCATCCTCGTCATTGATTGTCGAGAATCCGTTTGCCTTCATCAGATTATGAATGAAAGTAATAACGATTCGTCTAAGCTTAGAATTAAGATTCTCCACAAACCTCATAGGGAAATAGTATAGCGTATATTCTCCCCAGGTATGTGTCTGCCACAGATTAAAGTATAGGCGACCGCCATTCTCCTCGTAATTGAGATTTATGCCATCGCCTTTAATGGCATCCATCTCGTGATATAGGTTGGATATGCTTTCACCTATACTTCTGCCTGGCGTATGCTCCGCCTTTACATTCATCAGTTCGGCATAGCGGAAATAAGAATCACGCAGGTATTCGTAATTCTCCTGCGTGATTAGGTTATAACTGTTTCCATAATAGCTCTCCCTCATAATAGTCTGCGGTGCTATGGGGAGAATAGGTGTCTTTAGAAAAGAATTACGGCACCCGTTGGCGCCGTAACTCTCTCTACTCTTGTCACACCGTATCGTACCTCCCGCTTGGTCGATGCGATTATCATCCTTGCGAGCTGTTCCGACTGATGTTCGTCCAATGGTCTGCATGACTTCTTCTTTTTAGTATCCTTACTCATAGTTTTCATCCTTTTGTTCCGATGGTTGTCTTGAACTCATATACAGCCTTGTCATCCTTGATGGTCGGGCCGTGTACGGTTGCCGTGGTCAGTTCCGGATAGATGTTCGAGTAGAAGCTCATCACACTCTCTGGAGAGTCATTCGGATTGGGATCAGGAAGTGTAATCATCTCTGTACCTTTCTTGAAGGTGAATGATCGCTGCATTTCGTTTCTTAAAAGTGCCATAGTCTTAAACTGTTTGGGCGTATGCCTGTGAATAATGATTTTCTAACATTGACTGAGGAAAGTCGGGATATTCCTCATAATCCTCGGGGCGGTATGCAGGGCCTTCGTGCATATATGCCTGCTGTAACTCTTCAGGCATAGGAGGCTCTTCATGATGTGGGAACATCGGAATCTCACCCTGCGGATAGTGAGGATGCTGCTGTCCTGCATTTTGAGGAGGATAACCGCCTTGTGGCACGGTGAACATAGGCTGCCCGCCATACTGAGGCTGTGGAGGTTGCTGGACAGGTCGTTGCATAGGCTGCTGCACGGGACGCATTACAGTCTGTTGTGGCTGTGGCGGCATCTGTCGGGGTGCTGCATGCGGCTGGATAGTCTGCTGTACAGATTGCGGTGCCACATTCTGCGGTTGTGCCACTTGTGGAGCAGGTGCAGGAGTCTCTTCCATCATCTCGAAGAGCGAGCCTTGGTTCATCGCCTTCTTCTGTGCGGCAATCTTCTCATCTACCTCCTTCTGCTTGTCGGCAGTGGCATACATACGAGCCTGTTGGAGTGCGGTGATGGCATCCTTATGATTCTTGGCAGTGATAAGTTCCTCAGCCTTCTTCATATGCTTCTCGTACTTCTCACGCTTCTCCTTCTCCTCTTTGGTCTCCTTAGCCTTGGCATCCTTTGCCGCCTTGCTGTTGGCAGCAGCCTTGTCTGCCTGCTTCTCGAACTCCATCAAATTGGAGATAAGCCCCGTAGCCTTTCGTATAGGCTGCATAATGTGTTGCAGGAACTCTGCATCCATCTCTTCGGGAGTGCCCGTTAGTGTCAGCGGAATGATGTGGTTTGCAGCCTCATCTTTCAGCCCATTAGCCTTCGGCAGTGTTGATACAGTAAGTTGTCCGTTCGCTTTGCGGATGACGAGCGTAAGATCTACGCTCTCGGTCATCATCTGTGAAATTGATGTGAAAAACATAACTTTATAATTTAATGTTAATACTGAATTATTTTCTTGTGATGTTCACTGGTTGAAGAACTCTGCAAGCAGTCTGTTACGGTCAGGATGCTTGCTTATCTCCAGAATGGGATTGAGCAGCTCCGATATATGTACCGGACCTCGTGAGCCTCTTGGCGGCAACTTGATTTCAGGTTCAGTGACCTTTACTCTTCTTCTACGTACCACAGGCATCTGCATCGGTGCCATCGGTACACTTGCGATGATTGCTTGATTCATAGCTTTATCTTTTATTATATGGTTAATACTCGGACTTTGGCAGTCCGTTGAACTACGAGGGCGTTACGGCTAATGCTTCCGGTAAGGCAAGGTTTTCGGGGAAAATACCGCAGCACGGCGAGGATGATTTTCTCCGAAACCACCTGTGGCCTGACCTTGCTGTCCGATAAGAAGCATTGGCCAACTTTGCCCTGTAGTTCATCGGCTTGCCAATGGCTGGTATTTTCTCTATCCCTTTCTTCATTCATATCCTCATTCTTGAATCGTCCACCTGCAAAAAGAGCCGTCCGAGAAGGACAGCTCCCATAACCCATATCGCAATATATCTGCTTATATGTTGTATGTCGATGACAAGACCTTTTCATTGCTTTAAGAGTTAGAAAACCAAGAAACTGAGGATAGCAAACAGAATCAGTGCTGCCATTACGATGCAGGCAATCTTGTATATGAATCGGAAGAAGCCAGGGAAGCATACGATGGCTACCGCAGCCCATACGGGTGATACACCTCGTGTATAGAGATAGCTGAAACCTAATGCTGCTACTACGGCTAAGAGTATCATACCTATCCACTTCATTCTCTTTCTTACGGTCGGGTCATTTGTTTTCATATCCTATATTATTTAGTGGGAACAGTCGTTCCCGATTTCGTGGGCTTGGATGTGAATCGCCTCCACCTGCAAGGTTTTCGGGAAAAATACCGCAGCCGTGCGAGGATGATTTTTCCCGAAACCGCCTGCGGCACGACCTTGCGGGGTGGAATGAGGGCGGTTCACTACCTTTGCCTACGAATCGGGATGACTGACATCATCTTTTCTTACCTCTCTTCTTATCGGGAAATGCCAGCGTTACATTGAACTCATCGTCAAAGGCTACGGCGGCATCGAAGGAGTTGCCTTTCTTGCCTTTGAATCCCTTGATCAGCTTGGTCGCTCCCGATGAGAGCAACTGCTCCAGATGCTGCTCGTTAAGCTCCTTGTTCAGCACCTTGCGGAATACAAGCAGACCGCAATCCGGATTATCGCACTTGGCAACCTTCGGGCGTATCATTACTTTGCCTGTACCGCATTTGGGGCAAGGAAGGGAACGCTGTTTGGGTGCAGGGAATTTCAGACCGAGTACCTCGCGTGTAACCTGCGAGGTGAAACTCTCGATGGAGTGCATAAAGGAGCGTGTCTCCAAAGTATGCTGCTCGATTTGCAGGAGCGTCTTCTCCCAACTGCCTGTCAGCTCCACATTGGCAACCTGCATATCCTTTACCGCCTCGTAGATATAGAGTCCCTTCTCGGTAGGAACAAGTGCCTTGCCTGAACGCTCGATGTAGTCACGCTTGAAGAGTGTCGTGATGATGGCGGCTCGTGTGGCAGGTGTTCCGATACCCAGCTCCTTCATTGCCTCTTTTGCCTTCTCATCGGTGATGTTCCTGCCACAAGTCTCCATAGCGGCAAGGAGTGTCGCTTCGGTGTAGAGAGGTTTCGGCATTGTCTTACGCTGTGCCGTGCCATAGCCCGTAACGGGTATCTGCTCACCCTCGGCGAAGCGTGCCGTACCCTTGTTGGCTTCAGTCTCGTCCTTCTCGGCATCCTCCTTACGAGCAAAGACTGCACGCCAGCCCGGATTGACGATGGTAGTAGAGCGTGAACGGAACTTCATATCCTCTGCTGTCGCCTCCATTACCAATGACTCCTTCTCGCAGCGTGGCGAGAACGCTTCAAGCATACGCCCTGCAATCATCGTATAGACAATCTGCTCGTGGGCGTTCAACTCCTCGGGCTCTACGCCTGTGATGATGAGTGCGTGGTGATCCGTTACCTTGTCATCATCTACACTACGCATATTCAGATGCTCGAAGTCGAAACGCTTGCCATACTCCTTGAACTCCGGCATGGTGGCAATCTTCCAAAGGGAATCATAGACCTGCTCCATCAAATCGTGCGAGATATATCTGCTACCTGTTCTCGGATATGAGATATACTTCTTCTCATAGAGAGTCTGCGCCACAGAAAGGGTTTTCTCCGCACTCATATCGTGATGCGTGTTGCAGTCCTTCTGCAATGTGGTAAGGTCGTACAGTAGCGGTGCCTGCTGGTAGGTACGTTTACGCTCCACCTTCGTGATGAGTGCCGTTGAGTCAGACGAGAATCGTGCGTGTGCCACCTCTGCCTGCTCCTTGCTCTTGAAGTCCTCGATATGGGCGAACTGACGGAACTCGCCCAGACGCTCAAGGGTGATGTGCAGTTGCCAGTAAGGTGTGGAAACGAAGTCGCGGTTCTCCTTGTAGCGGCTGCATATCATCGCCAGCGTAGGTGTCTGAACTCGTCCGAGGGAGTTGTTGGGCATACCCGAAGCCAAAGCCAATGCACGGCTGGCGTTCATGCCCACGAGCCAATCAGCCTTTGCACGACAGTCGGCAGCGTGATAGAGAGCATCGTAAGCCTCGCCATCCTTGAGGTTGCTCATACCTGCACGGATAGCCTCGTCGGTGAGTGAGGAGATCCAAAGACGCTTGAAGGGCTTGGTATATCCGAGATAATGGTAGATGTATCGGAAGATAAGTTCTCCCTCACGCCCTGCATCCGTTGCCACGATGATGCTGTCGCACTTGCTGAATACCTCGTCAATGACCTTGAGCTGCTTGGCGGCACCTATGTCCGTTACCATACCTCTGTCGGTCTTGATCTGTCTTACCACAAGCTGGAACGGTTCGGGGAGCATAGGCAAATCCTCGTGCGAAGCCTTGCCGTATCCGTATGCCGATGGCATGGCGAGGGAAACGAGGTGTCCCAATGCCCAGGTTACAAGATAACCGTTGCCCGCCATGTAACCATCTTTCTTCTCTGTTGCACCGATAACGCGGGCGATGTCCTGACCTACGCTCGGCTTTTCTGCTATAATTGCTATCATAATTTTTCGGGAATTAAAGAAGCCGTCTCCCGTCCCGATTACGGTGCGGGAAACGGCTGTCAGGTTAGTAATGGAATCGTGTTACTGCGTGGGGTTGATACCGATGATTTCGAGCAGTGGAGAGTCGTTCTTGCGTACAAGCTGCAAAGTGGCATCCATCACCACATCTACACCGAGGAGTACGAGGCTCAGCGATACGACACCTGTCTTCTCGCCTCGGAGCAGTGTCTCAAGCTCTCCGGCCTGTTCGAGTTCATCCTTGAGGATACCGATTCCTGAAAGTTCGTCCCAGTTTACATCTTCCACCTTGAAAGGTGCTTTATTCTTATCGTTCATCTTAAAATACATTTTAGAGTTATACATTGATTTGAGTTGTCCGACTACGGATTAGATGCTCTGTCCCTTTGACTGACGCTTCTCCTGTTTCTCGGCTACCACATTACGCTGTGAGGCGTTGCGGTTACGGTCGGGATTCTCGTTATAGAAGTCCAACTTGTTCTGGTTGGAGTTCAGCTTGACATACTGCGAGATGCTCTTGCCGTCAAATCCCTTCATACCCTCCACGAGTACCGACTTGCCGCTCTGAAGGTCGGCACGCTGCTGACCGGAGAGCTTGGCACCGAAGATCTCCTTCGGAATCTCGAACTTGGCACGCTCCTCAAAGCCATCGGGAGTGCGAGAGTACATCAGTCGTCCCGTCTCAAGGTCTGCCTTGATGAACGAGGAGAACTCTTCGCCACGGTTGTTCACCATATCATTGAGGAAGATGGCTCGTCCCTCACGCAGGTCTTTCTGCTCCTCGGCGGTCAGTTTCACACCGCCTATCTCCTTCGGGATGTAGATTTCTCTTGCACCCTCGGGTGAGTCGGGATTGTAGCGTGTGTAGTTTGGTCTGCCTGTCGCCTCATCGAGTTTGACATACGACGAGAAGAGTTCGCCATCCTTACGCTGCATATCCTCCACGAAGATTGCCTTGCCTGCATTGAGGTCTTCAATCTGCTGCTTGGTAAGCTCCACACCACCGAGGGCGGTGCGGTTGAAGATGCGGTCGTTCTCGAAGATAAAGTCGATACCTCTACGCTCGGCACTTACCTGAATGTGGGCGTTGAATTCATTGCCTGACTTGGCAGTCATACCCTCGATATAGACCTTCTTGCCCTCACGCAGGTCGTTCTTCTCCTGGTCGGTGAGCTGCACGCCCTTAATCTCGTTAGGGATATAGACATTCTCGGCACGCATGGCCACCACCTCGTTGGTCATCTTGTCGAGGCTGATAAACGATGGGATATATTCCCCGTTGCGACCTTTGAGTTCCACCACTCGGCCCATATTGCCTGTTTCGAGGAGGTTCTTCTTGTCCTCTTCCGAGAAGATGTGTCCGAAGTAAGGACGCTCCAACTCGGGCTGCTTGCGGATACCGTGGATGGCGAGTACCACCTCACCGGTGTTGGACTGCTGCAACGATAGGCGTGCATCAGTACGCAGTACGGCAGAGCCGAAGTTAAGGTTGATAGGTACAAGCTGATTGGTCTTGTAGCCTTTGAGCATCGAGTCAAGGAGTCCTCGCTCCTGAAGATACTCACGCGAGAGTCCGAAGTTCTTCAACTGGTCCCAGTTGATCATAGACTCGTTGTAACGATACTGATTGTTCTGCTGCTGGTCGTTAGCTTCAACGACGGGCTGCTGGGTTTGGTTTTTCTTTGCCATTTCTTCTGAATTTTGATTGTTAATACTTTGTTTTGTTTGATTTTTGGGTGTTATCTCATACTTCTTGAGAAACTCTTCCACTGCTTTTGTTTTCTTACCTTCGGCAAGGTCTTCGATGGCCTGCTTGACTTCGGGTTTGTCGAACTCCTCCTCCTTCATCGTGAAGAGACCGAAGTGTGTAGGGTCTTTCAACTGACTCCAGAAGTTCTTGAGGAAGTTCTCGAAGAAGGTCGCATAGCGGTCAATCTTGAGAAAGGAGTTCTGATGCTCTTTGTCTGCCGGCACGGTGGAATACTTGCCGTTCTTGTTGATTTCGGATACCGCCTGAATGAGCAGTTCCATCTTGTCTAAAACCAGCACGATGTCGCTCATCTGCGGGTTCTCGGTGACTTGTGTTTTTTGAGGGTCATCCCTTACATTTTTCTTTGCCATAACTGTGAGTTTTTAGCGTTAATAACTAATGTTGTCGCTGCAAATATATATAGCAAAATTTGATAAAACATTGATATTTAAGCGGTTAGACTACACAAGTCATAAGGTGTCATCACTTGTCATAGCAGGTACGAAAGCAAAGACACAAAAAGGGGCAAAACAAGGGTGAAAAGAGGGAAAACTCTCCATACCGAAACGGGGTCGGAAGGAGCGAAAAACGAAGGCCAAAAAATGTGCGAGAAAAAGCGGTGGTATGACCGAAAAGAAATAACTTCTGTAATATGCAGAGTTGAGAGCTGAGCTGCTTTTGTCCCCACTTAAAAAATCGGGCACTAAAAAGATGGCGGTGGTTGATAGACCTTATAATGAAATATAAATATGGCAGTCAGGTTGAGAATAGAGATGCGGCATATCTTACCGCAATGGATTTTTGACCTGTTGTACTATGCGTCGTAGGTCGCTTCGCTTGCTAAGTCCCAACCTCTGTCTCAACTCGGACGGCGATACCGGAGCGTTTTTTCGGGTTAAAAATTATCGCAGAGAATTTTTTGCCCGAAAACCCTCGGCTTGAACGTGGAGGTATTGTCCCTCCGAGTTACCTTCTTGAAGGGACTTGGCGAGTGAAGCGGGATTTTCACGCTATATATACTTTTTGTAGCCCATTCTGTCTTTCATTCGTAAAAAAAGGAGTACCTTTGCAGTGTATAAAGCATAATATAATGAGTTCAATAATAATCATCTGCATATTTGTCTTACTTGTAGCATTTAAGATTTGGATGTCTTCGCCCAAGAATATAGGCAAATTCGGAGAAAAGCATGTGGCTCGAAAGCTGGATTGGCTCTCGAAAGAATACACCACGCTTAATGATATATTATTGCCGACTCACTATGGAACAACTCAGATAGACCACATCGTAGTTTCGCCATACGGAATCTTTGTAATTGAAACCAAGAATTATAAAGGTTGGATATTCGGGCATGAGAATTCAGAAGAGTGGAAACAAAGTTTACTTGGCAAAAAGAGATTTTGGGGTTGGTCTAGTGAACAGCATAAGTTTAGAAACCCAATACGACAGAACGAGTTCGAAGATAGATACAATTTGCTGTAGATTTGTTATATTTACACCGATAAATCGGAATTTATGGAAATCAAAAATAGACCCAACCCCAATGAGGCTTTTCCGAATCCGAAGATTCCAAGCCTCTGCTTCATCAAGAACGTGGTGAAGAACCCGCGTATCATCATCGGCGACTATACCTACTATGATGATGTGGATGGTGCTGACCAGTTTGAGAAGCATGTCACTCATTTCTACGACTTCATAGGTGACCGGCTGATTATTGGCAAATTCTGCGCTATTGCCAAGGGTGTGGAGTTTGTCATGAATGGAGCCAATCATAGGATGGACGGTGTGACAACCTATCCGTTTTATGTCATTGGTGGTGACTGGGGAAGTGCCATTGCTCCAGTGAAAGATGAATTGCCTCTGAAGGGTGATACCGTTGTGGGCAATGATGTCTGGATTGGCCAGCATGTTACCATCATGCCAGGCGTTCACATAGGTGACGGAGCAATTATCGGAGCCAACTCTGTTGTTGCCTCAGACATTCCTCCATACGCTGTTGCCGTGGGAAATCCCTGCCGAGTGGTCAGGATGCGTTTTGATGACGAATTCATCGCCTTTCTGCTGCAACTGAAATGGTGGGATTGGGACATTGAGAAAATTGAGCGCAATTTCAAAGCTTTGTCAAGTGGTGATTTATCATTGATCAGAAACCTATAAATTCGAATTTTATGGTCACTTATTTTGATGCATGTGAGATTCTTGAAATGCTGTCTGAAGCATCTGTAAAGGTGTTTCTGGACGGCGGTTGGGGTGTCGATGCACTTATAGGCAGGGAAACAAGAACACATAACGACATCGATCTGTTCGTAGAGAAGAAAGACTACTGTATAACCATATCCGTGATTACAGGGAAGGGATACAGAGAAGTTATAATGGACTATACGACCGACAGCCATACTGTCTGGAAAGATGACAACGGAAGAATAATCGATCTACATAGTTTCGAATATGTTGAAGATGGAATCCTATATGAGGGATACACTTTTCCAAGCGACACTTTCTCAGGTAAAGGAAATATCGGGAATATTGAGGTAATATGCATAAACCCGGAGGCACAGGTACAGTTCCATCTTGGATATGAATACGATGAAGATGATGTCCACGACGTCCTGTTATTATGCAGAACTTTCAATCTTGAGATACCGGAGCAATATAAAACTCACATCTGA